ATTTCAAGAAAGCAATAACAAGAATAGTCAAAAGCGGAAACATCAGCATATCCAAGCTAAAGATAACAAATGTCCCAATCGAAAAGGGTATCTTGGCTACTTGTTCGGTGGATGTTGATGGAACTGAATCTCCGCATACCTTTGTGACAAAGTACGCAGACAGAATAACACAATTAACCTTCACAGTTAACAACGACTTTACGGATGAGAAAGAATCTTCATCAATAAATGCAACACTTTGCTCCACAGGTTCATTCGTTGTCCACAAGGACAGAGAAAGCATCTCCGATGAAATCATAGAGATACTAAAAAGCATAATCGCTTAGAAAGCAGGTATGATGATGGTAGATGAAACGGAAATAGCAGCCCAACTGGCAAGTGGCTTATCGGCACAATTACAAAGTTCACAGGCACAAGAAGCATATGAGGCTATAAGCGCCCTTGGCGCAAACGGTGTGGCGGCGATAGCGCAAACTGAGCAATCGAAGGGGGTATTGATGTGAACCCAAGCACTGTTTACTGCGAGACGATTGCCAGCCTCACTGAGCAAAACAGCCAATTATTAACCCAATACCGCGACCTATATTCCCGATACACGGGCCGGTTTGAAACCATATTGTGGGGTGTACAGGTCGGAACCACTCTATACAACATATTTCTTGTTGTAGCTATTTTGGCCACTGTTACAGCCGCAACGATTTTTTCATACTGTCAATTGCGTGGGCTAAAGGCGTTGGAAGCATCACCGCTTATGCGCTCTCAAGGTTTGTGCAAAAAGTTGAAAACCAGTAACACTGCTAAGGATAGGGCGATGGACGCACTGGCACAAGACCGGCGAGATAGGAAGGAGGATTACTATAATGCCTAATATTCTGCCCAATGTGCCGCCAATGAGGGCCGCACAAAAAAGGAAGCCCCACTCTCCGCCCTTTATTATGCAAGATGGACGCGAATACCTAAGTGCTTCCACGATAAACGAACGGTTGGGCCGTGCCGAATACCACCCGGCCGACCTAAAAAAGGCGCGTGACGAGGGGTTGCCGCATATAGGTTTGCCCTTCGGCAATAGGTTTTATTACTACTACAATTGGGATGATTTTCTTCAATGGCATCAAGGGGAGTCGGCCTAAAATTGCGTTCTATGGAAAGGTCTAGTGATAAGAGTTGAAATTGGCATATAACACCCGAGACGGCAAAGGCAAGGACATCACAAAGCATGTACAAATCAAACAATATCCGCTCGTCGGGCATGAAATAATGTGTTTTTGCTGCCGCACGCCGAAACCGGACGGGCACGCTGTTAAAAAAATAGTTTCAAGCAACTTTACAGAATGGCCGCTAATAGGGGACTATGCATGTCAGGGTTGCGCTCAATATTTCAGCATATACCCGTACAGCTATATTGCAAACGGCGATACTATTACATCCAAATTACGCTATGACAAGTGGCGGCCGATGGGATAAGTATAAAATCCGGGTATCTGCGCTAAGTGATGAAGGTGGGGATGGCCATGGGCGTAAGGAGTTTGAGCAGGAATACTATCAAGATATCCTTATGCGGATAGCAGAAGCAAAAAAAATAAGAACCGCCCCTCCGAAGATAAGGCGGCCACCACTAAGATACTTTGCACTTGAACACTGCCATTGTATCAGGCTTGGTATAAAATCACAACCTTTGGAGGGAATCATGACAGCGAAGGGCTATCTAAAGCAAGCATACGAAGCTAAAGTACGAATGGAAGACATTCAAGGCCAAATTGACGCACTAGACGATAAAATGACAAAACTAGGCCATTCTGTATCAGACGGTAGCAAGGTTCAGTCCACTCCACCACGTGACCCGATGGGGGATAGGCTTGCGGCGCTAATTGATGAGAAAACAGACCGGCTAAAACAGTATCAACGGTGGGAACATATATATAGTACTGCCGAACGGATTTTAAACGCCGTGGAGTGCGTATCCTGCTACAAGGTGCTGCACGCGAGGTATATGTGCGGATTAAAGCTAGAGGAAATCGCTGGTGAATTAAATTACACCGTAAGCTATGTTCGGAAATTACACTTCATAGGTTTTGCCGAAATAAAAGATGTCTCATAAAGGTCGCATAAAGGTAACATAAAAGTCGCATAAAAGGTGTAGACATTTGACAAAACAGGGTGTATATTTATATAAGCGGACGCAACCGCCTAAGCGACTTGCGCCGCCTTATATAAATATTGCATGTTGGCCCGTCTTTGCGGCGGGTTTTTTGTTGCCTAGGATTTCTTCCTGGGCTGTTTTATTTTTCGGGGGTGGTGGCTTTGGCATGGCTGTTAGTGCATGGGATATTGCATATGATATGTTCAAGGCCGGTACACCATACCAAAAGATTGCCGATGAAACAGGACTAGGACTAAGCGCAATAAAGAGCAGGGTCGTTAGGAAATGGAAGAAGGCAAGTCCGGAACCAACACGGATGCAACCAAACGCAACCACGGATACAGATGCGACCGAGGGTAGAGAGTACAAGTGTAGCGAGGATAGCGCAAAGGGATATGCGATAAGTGCTATTTCCAAAAGCGAAGAACTGTCCGAAAGACAAAGGCTTTTCTGTATCTATTGGATAAAAAACAAAAACGCTACTATGGCAGCTATCAAAGCTGGGTACTCCCCTGAAAGCGCCCATGTACAAGGAAGTCAACTGCTTAAGAACCCTAAAATTCGAGCCTTCATTGATGCCTATATATCCAATGTTGCACGCAGCGTAATGCTTGAAACGTCTGAAATTGTCGAGCGCTACATGAAGATTGCATTCTCAGATATGACCGACTTTGTTGATTTCTACCAAGAATCTGTGCCCTTGATTGTCGGAAATAAGATTGCGTCAATAACCGATGAGGAAACCGGAAAGCAAAACCCTATTATGAAAACCGTCAATGCTGTTAGGTTCAAGGATGCAATGTCAGTGGATGGCGGTTTGATATGTGAAATATCCCAGGGCAGAGACGGTGCAAAATTAAAACTTGAAGACCGGCAGAAGGCGCTAGATTGGCTGTCTAAGTTTTTCCTGATGAACCCGCTAGATAAGCACCGTGTGGAATATGACAACCAACGGTTAGCCATGGAGGCAAAGAAGCTGGAGCAGGAAAACCCTCACGTGAATGGGGAAACGCTTCTTAACCGTCGTTACATTGAGGCAAGTCTTGATTTTTGGAAATTCTGCAATCTAAAAGTGCCAAATATTTATACCGACAAGGCTACGTATCTAAAAGCCATGTGCCGGAAGCTGCAAAACTTTATCGAGGATGTTGACGGCGAACAAGTTGCGATATTCAATCTTCCACCTGGGCACGGAAAAACGCTTACCGCTAAACTTTTTAGCGAATGGGTATTAGGCCGGGATAAACTAAAAAAATTAATGTCTGTTGCCTACAACCACGAATTCGCAACAGACTTCTCCAAGTCTGTGCGCGATGCAATAGACGAAGAAAAGATAGATGCGAATATCCCTGTTTTTAGGGATATTTTTTACGATGTGCAGATTGAGCAAGGAAGCGCTCAGGCTAAAAAATGGAAGTTGTCTGGAAGCCCGGAATATAATTTTTTGGCCGTTTCTCCCGGTTCTGCTTCCACCGGATACAGGGCCCACCTGGCTATCATTGATGATGTTATAAAGGGTGCGTATGAAGCCAATCACAGGCAACATCTTGATTCCCTTTGGGATTGGTTTTCGAACACATTTTATAGCCGCAGGGAACAGGGCCGTAAAATAGCTGTGTTTTCTACACGGTGGGCCACTAAAGACCTGTGTGGACGGCTGATTGAGAACTGCATCACAAACAACAGGCCCTATACGGTAATGACACGCAAGGCGTTTGATGGCGAGAACATGCTGAATCCTGACCTGCTATCGAAGGCTGATTACGATGACGTCCTTACCGTTTTGGGTGAAGATATAGCAAAGGCCAACTACGACTAAGAGCCGATTGACCTCAAAGGCCGCCTGTACAGCGAATTTCTAACTTATGCCGAAGCCCCAGAATTTCAGACAATACGTGCATACTGCGATATCGCTGACAAAGGAACGGACTATATTTCAAGCGGCATTTACGGCCTGACCTATGGCAGTGACCCATGCGCATATATCCTTGACCTGCTATACACGCAAGAGGATATGGACAAAGCTGAGGACAAAATCGTGCAACAACTAATTGATTTTAACGTTGAGGAGTTTGTATGTGAGGAAAACTTCGGGGGCCGGGCGTGGGCTAAAGTCTTAAAAGGCAAGTACGAGGTCAAAGGCGGCAAGAAATGCAAATTTAGGACGTTTAGTCAAGACCGCAACAAAGAAGCTAAGATATTATCCCGCGCTTCCACTGTTAATAGAAAAATATATATGCCGAAGTCGTGGGGACAGAAATGGCCTAAGTTCTACACGCACGTAACCGAATTCCAACGTGCCGGAAAAAACGCTTTTGATGACGGCCCTGACATGTTAAGTGAAATCAGTATGAGGCTTAAAAAAGGTGGGATTGTGACAATATGATAGTAACAGTATCAGACATTGCCGATTTTCCCGACCTGCCTACTGCAATCCTCTCCACCGTACAGAAATGGCAGTCAAGTGCAGAATATTCTGAAATGCTCACAAACCGCGAGTATTTTTTAGGGCAAAACCCTGCGTTAAAAAAACGCTGGGATAGAATCATACTAGACACCGGCGACGTTCTACGCACGAAGCCCAAGCAGAAAATCATAGGCGACACTTTCAAGATGATTTGCAAAAAGGTGGAAAACCGCCTTTTTTATTACCCGATTGCCCTTGACGATGAAAACAAACTAGCGCAGTTAGGCGCGAATTTTCATAATACGACCGCCGACGTTTTCAATGATACGGCAATTTCAAGTGTTGGCTGGGGTATGTGGGCATACGATAGCAAAACGCAAGCCTTTCGCACGACACAGATACCCGCAACGGAATATATCCCCATTCTGGATGATGATACCGGCGAAATGGTCATGGGTATACGCTTTTCACAGCTTGCGCCGGGCAGGCCCGTCAAGTATGAGTTCTTCGAATTAGACGGAAAAACCACGTTCAAACAACCCGCAAAAGGCGGCAAGTTGGAAGTAATACGGGAGAAAGTGCCATACCGTTATACTGAGCGACGGTGGGGCAGCGGACAGCGGGAAGTTACAGGCACATCAAACCATGGTGTGCTTCCTATTATCCCAATGTACGCTAACCGCGAACGGCGCTCCTTGCTTACTCCAGCGATTAAGACCAAAATTAACGCCCGGGATTTTTTGAATACGATTTATGTTAGTCAGGCGATGACGGTTAAATTTTTGTACTGGTTAATAAGCGGTTATGACGGAAACGTAGAAGAACTGCTGTGTATTATAGACACTGTTAATAAAACAGGGATATTAAAATCCGAAGATGAACGCACAAAAATAGATGCAAAAACCTTAGAGCCTCCATTCAACGCCCACAAATATATCGTAGATGCACTTGAAGATGACATCTACCAAGATGCTGGGATATTCAACCCGGCTAAGGTAGCCGGAAGTGCGCACATCGCAACCGCAATTGAAGCCGGGCAGCGCCCGGAGGATATGAACGTCAACGGCGTACAGCGGGAAGTTGAAGAATATATTCAAGGGCATATGCGACTTGCCGGGGTCGAAAGTAAGATAACATTCCGGCCTTACCGCATGGTGAACGAGGCGGAAATCAGCACCCGGGCCCAGGGGTGGGTACGGGAAGGTGTTCCACTTGCTATTGCGGCTAGAAAAGACCCAATGTTTGACGATAGCGATATTACTGAAATCGAAAAGCATATCAAAGGCAGGGAGCTTGGCATGAGCGAAGAAGATATCGCCGCTTATGAGGAAATGGTTAGGCGGGAGAATGAGGGGAGCGGTGGAGAATGAGTTTGAGCATCAGACACTTAACAAACGGCGAAAATACCGTTTTTACTGTATCGAATACAGGTGTAACACCGCCAACATTTGAAATATTTAATAACCGCGAGGATATTGACATGGGCATTCGTCACTATGTGCCAACAGATGAGCCTATGCATTGTGAGCCTGACCTTGCTTATATTTTTGGCGTGGGTGATTTATTTTATCCTAATTTTAAGCATGACTGTGGGCGCACAGACCTAAAGCCACATAACCCTAAGCGATGCATAGCGGAATCGTGCCGCTACCATGCGTATAGCGGCGAAAAGGAGGCAGGGCAATGTCCGCATATCGGAACACCAAAGGAATATATCCCATTTGATAAAAGGCGCAAAATATAAGGCTGTGATCCTATCGACCGCCAAACCAACATACGCTTAAACGCCCTTGACCGCCGCCTAGCGCAGGCATACGACCAGGCTGACACTATAGCCCAAAGGCGATACCGTCGAAGATTGGAGCGGCTTGCGGCAATACAAACTGACCCAAGCCTGCCCAAAGCAGTGAAGCAGTTACAGTTGCGTTCCGCATTCTTTTTGTTTGACCAAGAGACTAACCTGACCAGCGATATCGCTGCCGAACTTTTGCGAAGCCGTGATGCTGCCCGGCGTATGATTACCGGCGAATCGTTGAACTTATTTAATGACGGTTATCGCAGGCAGTTGGGCGAGATTACTTCTCAAGTTGGGATGGCCGGCATACGATTAAACTTTAACGCCATTGACCAGAGCGCCATTAATGCGATATTTAATGGCGAAAACACCCCTCTTGGACAATTGCCCGGGTTCCGGTCGGCATTTACGCAAGTTGGTTTTAGGCAGGAAATTATACAAGATAGAGTGCGCGGACGTTTTTTCTATAATCGCGCAATGGGGCGGCTTGGCGATAATGCTGATTTAGTACATCGCTTGCAAAATTCGCTTGTTGAAAGCATGATATTGGGCGAAGGTATGCCGGCTATTACACGCCGCATATTAAATATTACCGGTTCATGCTTGAACCAAGCGCGGCGAATTGCGAGAACTGAGACGATGAGAGCGGCCTCGCAGGGGCGTTATCTTGCGGCGTCTCAGGTGCATCAAGAGTTTGGCCTTCCTATGCTGAAAAAATGGCACACAGCCCTTGATGAGCGCACCCGGCCAGACCATGAAGCGGCAAGCGGACAGACGGTGAAATTTGATGAGCCGTTTATCGTTGGCGGGGCAGAATTAATGTACCCGCAAGACCCTAACGGGCCACCAGAGCAAACCATAAACTGTAGGTGCAGCGCTACTTACCGGATTGATTTGGCGGCATTAAGGAGCGCGGCATAATGGCAAAAAACGTGATTTTCAAATCCAACAAAGCCGCCGTTATGAAAAAGTACACCCGGGCGTTAGCCGCTGCACTTGATGCTTTGGGCTTACGGTTTACCCAATTATCTGTTGAGGAAATGGATGCTCTGATTTATCATGCACCTTTACCGCCAAGCGCGGGGCCCAAATATAAACGCACAGGACACTTGCGAAGCGGGCAGGATTACAAACTCGACCTGGGGGATAATTGCGTTATTGTGTTCAATTCGGTGGAATACGCTGTACACGTCCATTTCGAGGGCATAACCCGTAACTGGGGTGGTAGGCCATGGATGACTAACACGATTAACGGGCGGCAAAAAGAGTTACAAGAAGCCGTTGTAACTGTGTTCCAACACATGATGAAATAGCCGCCACGAAAGCGGCCTATACAGAAAGGAAGTGTATTATGCCGCGATATATGGAAAGCGGAGAGACAGGGCTTGTTGACAGACTTATGGGGATTGCCAAAGAGCATGGGCTTGACCTCGAAGGCGAATTCCACAACATACTATCACGAGTATTCCCAACACCGGCGGTAGGTGTATTGCCGACAGCGGCCGATGAGGTCATAACCTTAATTGGGGCCGCCGAGGATTGCGGAATAAAAGGGAGTGCAGAATTGTTTTGGGCAATATTGGACAGGGTTTATCCACCCCATTACAAGTGCGATTGTGGTAGAGCCATAGGAAGGAACGACCCTTTCCACCCAAACAGCGGAGAGCAAGTATCGCTTGATGCACTATTAACGCGAATTTAGTCGTGTACGTTTTAGAGCAAGCAATGACCGCTGAATAGGCGGTTTTTTATATGCCCTGCATCGGCGTAAAACTGCAAATTGCCAGCCTGTGGGCGCAACAACAGGCAAACGGCGCGTGTTTGTGCCGCGAAAGGAGAAACCCATGGAACTAAAATTCACAAAGCCGAGTAATGGCGAAATACAAGCATTAGTGTCTAGCGGTCTAGAGGGCGTAGAGGGCGTAAGCAACACGGCGATTAAAAACATTGCGACAAGTATATTAAACGAATGGGAAACCCGTGTAACGGGGTACCAGTCAGCGGCTAAAACAGCCCTGGACGCGCTGCAAACGGAAGTTGACAACGTAATGAAAGAATACAACGGCGCATATGACAAGGACGAAGAAACCTACAAAGCCAAATACAAAGCCGCCACCGCCGACCTTGAAATCGTAAAAGGCGACCTCACTAAAGAACAAGAAGCCCACAAGCTGACCTTGGCCACTCATGAGCAAGCCGCAACCAATGCCACAATTGATAAGCTGTACACTGATGCACTAACTGCCGCTGGCCTACGCCCGGACTTGGTAGCCAATGAGTTAAAGCTGGCCAACCGTGACCTGCTAACCCTTGATGCAAAGGGTACCGCGCTAAAAGACACTGACAAGGCCATTGCAGACGCAAAAACTCGCTGGGGCAAGGGCGACTTTGCCAAAGAAACACAGGGCGGGGCGGGGACGTTTGCAGGGGGTACGTTTGTTAATCGACAACAGCAAGCGAGTAACGACGATAAGCCCAATCTTACAGCTTTGTTGTTTGGTGGAGGGCAAGCCGATGAATAAACGAGAAAAACAATGGCAATTAGAAGATGATGCGAGAACACTCCAAGCCTATGCTTCCTTAATGTCGGAAAAAGAAAGGTTTGAGGCGGCTCAACAGCACATAGCGCAACAGACCGCCAACCTTGCAACAGCATTGCCAAATTTGACCGAAGCGTTATTCGGCAAAAAATCCAAGAAAAAGGAATGATAGTATATGGCAAATCTTTTTGAATCAGACCCGCGCTTTGGTGCGCTAATCCCCCCCGAAGTGCAAACAGAAATAATAGAATCCGCTGTGAAAGAATCGGTGGTTTTGTCTCGTTTTAAGCGATTAGCAAATATGACAAGCCGTCAAGTCGTCTTGAACGTGCGAAGTGTATTACCAATGGTAGGTGCTGTTGATGGTTACGATGAGCCCAATTCTGCACCAACAACACGTACGTTTATGAAGCCCGTAACCGACCAAAAGTTTGACCCCCGCAATATTTACGCTGGCGAATTTGCGGCCGTTAAAATATTCCGCAATGCGGATTTATCAGATGCGCTTGCGGCTGGTAACGATATTATTCGCGGCGATATACCATTGTTTTCTTCTCAATTCGGCGCGGCAATTGACACTGCTGTATATTGGGGGCGTGGTAAACCGCCCGAATGGGCAACTATTGATTCTTTGTGGCGTAGAGCGAACGCAAACAATGCAATAGTAACGCGAACCAATGACATTTACGGCGATATATTCGGTACAGACGGTGTAAGGGATAAAATACTTCTCACTGGGTATATGCCGACTGGGTTTACTAGTGCATTAAATATGATGGGTATTCTTGACGGTTTGCGCGACGTTCAGGGCCGCCCGATTTTCGTTGACACTTTGCGAAATGAATATCCATATGCTTTGCGTGGCATTCCTCTGGGCTTTTCCGAAAACGGCGCATGGGATGTTGAGCGCGCATTGATGATGATGGCCGATTTTAGCAAGTTGGTTTATAGCGTTCGCGAGGATATAACTTGGAAAATAGACACCTCTGGAACATACACAGACCAACGTACAGGCGAGGTGCATTATTGTGGACAGCAAAACAAAACCGCACTTGTAATGCACATGCGTATGGGTTGGAACATCCTTGACCCAGTAACGCAACTGTCTAAAAACCCGCTCCCATTTGCGTTTTTAGCACCGGGAAACTAACGGCCCCCGATACGAGGGGGCAAAGATTTACAACAAGTGAGGGGCTGCCACTCTATACGTCAGACGGTGGCCCATTTTATGTAAGGAGTGAGGCGTAATGCCAATAGAAAACACCGAAGCTATGAACGCCTTAATCACGCCTGCTTCTGGGAATGCACCTCCGTATAAATCGCGGCATAGCGGCGAAGTTATAGATGATGCTGTTGACACCATACTTGCCCAGTCCGGAGGCGGCACAGATAGTCTGGTTGCGTCCATAATAGTTCTTGCAGACAACGATTCAATGCCTGTGCGCTTCGACAAATATGATTCTGGGCTTGTTAACTTTTATAGCGTAGACTTTGAATCCGCTGGAGAAGTGCCTAGGCCCTTTTCGGTTTGGGGGCACTCTTGGACAGTGCCAGAAGGCTTTGAGCCGAGTAACCCCTACCCTATGGTTCCGGCCACCTTGTCTGCAAATGGGATACTCCACCAAGGCATTTTGGTATTTGTGTCTGGCTTAATAACGGCAGATGACGCGACTTTGCGCGTTTATACCACATCGGCGGGTAATATGGTTAACTATGTTTCTTTTTCAGGCAGCTATCAGGTTAGAGAAACTATTGCGCCAATGAAAGATATAGTCGTACAACACAGTGTTGCTGCTGATAGCGCCCGTGTTGACGAGTGGCGCAGGGCAACCTTTGGGTACGAACAATACGAGGCAATAGCCAAGTCGTTAAAAGATGATCCGTTGGATAACACGTTGTCGACAATGCCGTCTGAGGCGCTGCATGTTAATTTTAACAGCATGACCCGGGCGCAGATGGAGGCCTATGCAGAAGAGCATGGGATAGACATCAGCGCCGCGGCAAACAATCGGGAGCGGCGCGAGATTTTGCAAGAGCACGAGGTGAGGACATGACCAAACCCCGAAGCCGTGCTGATTGGCGCGAAATGAGCGCAAAAGACCGGCGAGAAGAAGATGCGCCGCCCAATAGTTGCTACCTAAAGTCGAACCGGACGTACCCATATAAGGTTTGGGACGGCAAGGGTCGGCGTATTTCTCTTTTGTTGCTGAACTCCGCTATATCACTGGCTAACTTGCATGGCGATAAGGCAACGAGCGCAAAGGCGCAGCGGATTAAAAAACGTGAATTTGGCGATTAACGAATACGGCAAGGGGAGAAAATAGCCTCTTGCCACTACATAGCCGCCTTTCCAGGGTGGTTTTTTATTGCAAAGGTGGTGCCCCATGGCTGAAAAACTAAATTTAACGGTGCTTATGGTGTGCCGCCATCTTAACAACTTTCACATTTCAGAAAACAATAAACCATACCTTCGCAAAGAGGGAACATTCACCGTCACGGACGGTAATCTCGCCCTTGACGGTGACTTTGCCGTAGGAGACTGGATTGCAATAACGGGTACACGCAGAAATAACGGCATATATCGTCTTGATGAAGTGCCGCCGCTGGAAGCACCCCTAGAACCTTACGATACGCCTCATTTCCGACTATCTAATGCCACAGACGGCATAAATCCCTTGGGCGGTATAAAGTCGCTTGTGGGTATCGTGTGGTTGCAAATAATGCCTGCTGGGTTTATTGAGGCGTGTATAGAAATCATGAACTGGGCTAACGACCCAGCCAACGCTCCCAGTGCGGTAGTTTCCGAGAGCGAAGGTGTGCTGGGTTTCGACCAGTGGAAGGTGACACGCGCAACCGGGGAAGATGGCAAGCCGCTAGGATGGGAAGGTGTGTTCGCTGAAAAACTTCGCCCGTGGCAGCGAACGTTCACAGGGATGAGGATTTGATATGCCGATGGGTGAAGCTTCGAGGCGGCGCAAAGAGGCCCGATTTAAGACATGGTATTTGCAGGGCTTTACGCTTGAACCTTCGCCATTTCCGGCGCCATGGGATGCGCCGGTGCCAATCTATGGTGACAAGCGAGAAATACGCGGATTTCTGCGACAAGACCAAAGCAGTGAGGTTTTAATCGCCGCAGGGCAAGGCATAGATACCCGCGGCAGATTCGCAGTTCACCCATCCGCTAATTTGTCGCATGGCGATGTGCTAAGAAGCGAAGAACTAGGCGTATTCATTCGAATTGAAGGCGACCCGCTTGAGACTTTGGGGCAATCAACAGTGCAAGTCAAAACATTTATGGCAGTCGTGACCAGCCGTAGCGTTGAAGAGCAGGCGGCGTTGAAGTTTGCAGGATATATTGAATAATTCAACCGTCCAACACAGGGCGGTTTTTTAGTGGTGGCAAAATGAAAATATTCCCACGGAAAATAAAATGGCGGGGTGCAAATATTTATTGCCCGCGTTGCACGAAACGTGTTTATGCAGCTACAAAATGCCCGAATTGCAAGCAGAGATTAAAATATGCGCCGCCAAGATAGGGCGGTTTTTCAGCGGGGTGGATTGATGGATATTTCAAATGCCATATTTGTAGCCTACGAACAATTTTATGGACAATTTATTAACCGCTTCGGTTCTCCCCCGCGTGCTGCACCGGGCTCTCGCGTTCCGGCATTTAGAGTTCCACCGGCACCGTCACAAGCACCGGAATTGTGCATCACATATACGCCTGTTGAGCCGCGAACGTTGGGAAGCGGGATGTTAACGCAAGTTACTGTATATGACCGTGACTTAACACCCACGGGCGCGCCAGGCAGGCATGGGTTTTACGGGCGAGTAAACGACGTTTGCGACCAAATAACCTCACTAATGCATTCCGAAACAGGGGCAACGTTATTGGTAGGTGATTTTGGTGCTATTGAGTTGTTTATAAATATACCATTTCAGCCACTTGCAACGGGCGAAACAGACCCAACATATGTTGCAAAATATATGTCTGTAGAGGCGAGGGGGTATGTAAGGTGGTAGAGCTTCTTGAAATCCTAAACGGCATAAAAGCCGAAACATGCACGGTTACAGGCATAATAACTATTGACCCCCAGACCATAGGCGCGGCAATCGCGTTATGCATCGCAGAAATGGAACGACAAGCAAGCCCGGAAATTCAACTCGCGATTGCAAACGGTAAAATCGAAGGTATGGAATTCGCACTAAACGCGCTTATGCGCCAAAAATAGAGGAGGAAAAACAAAATGAGCGTATCTTTAGGAAGTCGCACAAGCAAAACGGCTAATAGCCTTGTGACAGGTGCGGGGAAAGTTTTTATGGACCTGGATATTTTGTCGGTGATAACTTCAACATCAGCAAATTACAAAACAGATGTACTGCCTTTTTTGCAGACCAATATTGACAAGGAATTTTCAGGCACACGGGGAGGCAACACATTCACCCGCGACCTTGAAACCCGTGACCTTGAAATTGACGGCGATGACCCCTACGAGCAAGAAATAACATCCAATAGCGGCACGCTGGCAATGACATTGGTTGACATTACGCAAAAAGTGCTAAAGTCAACTGCGCCAATGGAGCGTGACCCTGTAAATGGTGCGCTGATTCCATCCAGGACAATGTTAGATGAACACTACCATTCTTTGACACTGATTGCTGGAATGGTTGGGGAAAAAGGCTGGCAGATTATCCACATTCCACGAACCACGGGGGCAGAAAGTGTAGCGCAAGAATTTGCCGAACGAGGCGAAAGCACACTTCCCGCAACATTCGTTGCGCGGCGCGATAGAGACGTTACGGGGCAATCCTTGCCACCGTACTATATTTGGACATTCGATGCAGATGGCGACATGGAATTAGACGACCCGGGCGAGAGCGGCGTTGCTGGCGCGGCCTATAGTGCACAACTAAAAGCGGCAACAGAGAATCTTGCGACGGCGCAAAAAGGCGTAAACGCGGTAAATAAACAGATTGCGGCGGCGAACGCACAAGCAGTTGCAGATGCGGCGTTGAACGCTGCCGACCCCCCGAAATCAGGACGTTCAAGCGGAAGCAAATATTCAACAGCCACGGAGGGTTAATACATGACAGATTATACATCACTTATTACAACGCTGAACGAACGCGCAGACAACACTGATGGATTGGAGGCGGCTTTTTCTCGTCTTACCATTACCCGTGTGGCGGGGCTAAAGGGTGCGAAAGAAATCGCCCTGAACGTAACCGTTCTCATTAAAAAAATCCAAGAGTGGCAAAAAGAGCAGCGAAAAAGTGTTGCTGCTAAAAACGGCATTGACGTATCCAAAAGCGATTGGGAAAAGGAATTAAAGAAAATCCAAGTCGAAATTGAGCGCGTAAATGTCAAAATCCGGGCAGATACAGCAACCAATGTCGATATTGAAAACATGCCAGTTTTGCACCCCGGCGACACACTGGATTTATTTGAAACCTTCCGCAAGTTCATTTTTGAAGAAGAATACGAACTACTGATTGACATTGTCGCTACCGCGCTGGGCGTTGATGCGGAAGAGGTAGAAGGAATCCCCATGTCTTGTGTCTGGGAGTTCATCATAAAGGATAAAGTGATACACCCTTTTTTGCCGCCGTGGTTGAAATTGGCGTTGATAGAGCAATCCGATACATCTCAGAGTGTCCCCCTCTCACATGGAGCGCTTACCCACTCTACCTTAAATCGCGAACAGAGAAGGAAATCGCTGACCGGGAAGAATTAGCAGAGTGGAAACAGTATGAAGTCTCACGTGATACGTTCCTTGCAGACCAACTTTGGATTTTAAACAACTGGACTATTGCATATTACTCCGCCAACAAAACGAAGTATGATTATCCACAATGGTACGAAACGATGCGTAAGGTGTTTGATAGCAAAACACCGCCTTCGCAAGATAACACGGTTGAGACCTACGAAGAATCGCCGGAAGATTTGGATTTGTTGATATATGGTGATAGTAATATAAAAAAACGCAGAACGGAAGGTGCAAAACATGATTAAAAAATACAGAAAATTGCCAGTCGTGATTGAAGCCGTGCAGTATGACGGCATTCACACAGGATTAATTCGTGATTTGGACGAGGGCATTAATAGCGTTGTCGAGCCTGTAGATGGTGGGCTTTTCATCGAAACGCTAGAGGGCAGAATGGAAGTGTCAAAAGGCGATTATGTCATTAAAGGCGTGAACGGCGAACTGTACCCATGCAAGCCCGACATTTTCCTCAAAACCTATGAAGTTGTTGAGCCGTGAAATCCGAGCCGGCGCACAAAAACAAGAAAGCGGGCGAATGAATGAAAAGAATAGACATACTGGGTACAGGATACGAATATAGCGAAAATACAAGTGCTGCTGACCCGGCGCTATCTTCCAAAAACGGCTACTGTGATTGGACTTCCAAGAAGATTGTTGTCGACAGCGAAATAACCACACGTGAGGCGCATACTGACGCGCTCGAAAACACAGCGGAATTGAAACGCAACACAAAGCGGCATGAAATAATACACGCATTTTTCGCGGAATCTGGGCTTATGGACTATTGCCACAACGAACAAATTGTAGCTTGGATAGCCAGCCAATTCCCCAAAATGGTTGTTGCCTTTAACGAGGTGGGTGCGCTGTGAAGACCGAACTAACCTACGCCGACATAACCGAAGACTTATGCCGACATGATAAAGGTTTACATTCACGCATAAACGGCATATAATGTGCTTATAATAAAAAAGGTGAGTGCAGAAACACCCACCAATTTTATGTAAGCAAGCCGGGGCGGCTAATAAGCTAAACCGAAGTGACTTATATTAACGCCAAACGAAAATAGCCGTTACCATTCCCAAGGGCGGCTATTTTTCGTTTCTTTTATATAACAAATACGCTAAAATTACTAACGCAAGTGTAAGAAGCAAGTAAATAACCTCGAACAATGTCATATGGCTTCACCCCCTTTCAAGGGTTCAGCCGGAAACGCCGCCGCGCGGCTTGCTTACCGATATTACCATTTCTTAAATAGCCTTGCAAATTAACGTCGCCTAGCCAGCGACTTTTTTAATGTCAAAAAGGAGGCGGTTGTCATAGGTGTAGAACTATTCAGCGTGTTTGGCCGGATGAAATTTGACGACGCCGATTTTAAGCGCGGTATTGGCGAGGCTGAAAGCAGAGGTCGTGGTCTTGGCGATGTTATGGCAGGTGTGGGTAAGGCTGTTATAGCTGGTGCCGCTGCTATGGGTGCGGCACTGGTAGGTATAGGTGTTGCCGCGTTTAATGTCGGGCGAGATTTTGACAATTCCATGGGCGCGATACGTGCGCAAACAGGACTGACCGCCGATGAGATAACCAAAATTGGTGACGGTTTCAAACAAATGGCGCTTGACGGCGGGTATTCGGCGCGTGAATTAGCTGATGCTTTCGCGGGTATTGCTGTTTATGGCCAAGACACTGCCGATGCGCTTAACATCATGTCTGCCGCGCAAACTTTAGCGATGGCAACCGGCGAGGATTTAGGCAATGTTGCATACTTCCTTGGAAATTATCTGTTAAAAGTCGGCAAGGATTCAAGCTACGCCGACAAATATATTGATTTATTCGCCCAAGGCGTGAGAAACACGGGCATTGGGCTTAACGATTTACAGAATTACGTCTTTAGAATGACCCCAGCTTTTCAGCAGTTTGGGGCAAGCGGCGAAACAAACATAGCAATTTTAACACGCATGTACCAAGCTGGTATTCGTGGCGCGAATCTGTACAGCGGCATGGGTACTATCATGATGGATTTTGCAACTGCGGGCGATGTTTCCAGCGCGGCAATCGAAAGATTTAACATACAGATGTATGACGCAAACGGTGTTGCCCGTAGCAATGAAGAAATCATGTTTGACACTGCGCGGGCAATGGCCGAATACGGCGACCAAACATATATCGCGCAATTTATCACCGACAGCATGAATCAGACCCAGCAAGCCGCATGGTTTGAATTTATGAACCTCGCGAATGAAATACAAAATGAAGTTATTCCTGCGTTTGATGCCTATGGTGTTGCCGCAACAATGGCTGAATACAGCGCCGGTGGCATGGAGCAATCCCTCCGTGTACTTGGTAACACAATAGAATGGGCGAAACTGAAAGTTTGGGATTTCATCGCAACACCTGTTGCAGAAACACTTGCGGGGGCCGCGGAAGGATTTCAAGGGCTTGCAACTACGTTTGTACCGCTTTTTGGCGGTGCGCTACAAGGATTAATCGGAATCCTTACTGGCGCTGAAGGCGCGTCTGAGAAATTCGCGGATTCAATCGGCAACATTGCCAATGAAATAAACAAGCAATTGCCCGTGTTCTTAGAGCGCGGCATAGATATAGTTGTGAATTTAATTACAGGCGTAGCTTCTGCCCTGCCTACGCTCGTTCAAGGCGTTGTGGAAATTGTGCCAACCGTGGCCAGAACGATACTTGACGCACTACCGGAACTAATCACCGCCGGCGTTGAGGTTGTGGTTGCGTTAATTAACGGCATAGCAACCATGTTACCAGAACTCGTGCCGATTGCGATTGAGGGTATTATTACAATCGTTAACGCTATTCTGGGCAATCTGCCACTACTGCTTGATGCGGCGATAGGGTTAATCGGCGCATTGGCAGCGGCGATAACCGACCCTGCAAACTTGGCGAAATTAAGAGACGCTGCGCCGCAGCTAATTCGGGTTTTCGCGTTGTATTTGGGGGGAAAGGCAGTATTGGCGAATATCGCGGTTGCCGGAAGCGCAATTATCTCGAAGCTTATCGCGACCCTAGGACTTGGGAAAATAAAAATGGCGTTGACGGGCGGACTGCTGGCGGGGGCGTTTAATAAGTCATTGGCGGGCGGCGCAGGTGCGAAGAAGGGACTTCTTGCCGCACTTGGGCCCAAAGGTTGGATAGCCGCTGGCATAATTGGATTGGGAGTTGTTGCATGGGCTAATCGCGAAAAAGTTGGCGCGTTTTTCAGCAATATGGGTGACAGGGCAAGGGAATCATTCCCGCGTGTCATGGAAGCGGTAGATGGCACTGTTGAAAGGATTCGCGATTTTGCGTCCGGGTTGCGTGAGACAGGCGCGGAAATGGTTGATAATTTCAAGAACGGCTTTGAGTCCAGGCGAGAACAAGGATTCGGGGTTATTTCTAGTTTTGCCGGTAGTGTTTTAGACGTAATGGGCGATAGTCTTCCCGGGATTTTTGGTGTTGCCGCAGGAGCGATGGGAAGTTTTATGGACGGGTTTGCGTCCCGCAGGGCAGAAGGCTACGGCGTTGTCCGTAGCTTTTTTGGGGGCATCCTAGACGCTGGACGTGAGACAGCAGACCGGTTTATGGAAACCGGCGGCGACATGATGAAGGGGTTAAAACAAGGGATAGGCGGCGCAGCAGGCAGAGTAGCCGATGCGGCAAGGGATGTCGCAAGCAAGGCAATTAACGGCGTTCGCAACTTCTTAGGTATATCCTCCCCATCAAAACTATTTGCTGACGCCGTAGGAAAACCCATTGCCGAAGGCATGGCCATCGGTATTGACCATAACGGGCATGTAGCGGTTATGGCGGCTGAAAAAATGTCTAGTGAAGTATTCGACCGCGCAACCAGTTGGATTGGGCAGTATACAAAAACGTTGGGCTATCTGCCGGCAGAAGAACTAAAAATGTGGGAGCACTTACTCGCAAACGCTGAAATATCCGGCAATGAACGCATCAAGGTTGAACAAAATGTTGCAAGGCTCCAAAACAAAATCAGCCAAGAACGATTCGAGTTTAGTAAAAACTGGATTGAACAGCAGTTGGCACTAAACCTTTTATCGGCGCAAGAAGAAATTGAAGCTTGGGAACGCGCCGTGGCGCACCATGCAGAAGGCACAGAACAACGCATAGCCGCAGAGGAACAGCTTGCCCGTAGGCGTGAAGAACTAAACCGCGACCAAAAAGCGGCCCTTGCAGAAATGGAACGTTTGGAACAGGCATATATCGACGCTGTTGATAACCGTACGCAAGCCCTGGTGCGAACGTTTGATATGTTCCGCGAAGTAAACCTATCAGAAACCAATGTTGACCGCGCCAGGTACGCGATGGAACGGGCAACAGAGGTATACAGGCGGGCAACCGAGGAACTAATGCAGGCTCAACAAGCAATGGCCAACGCAGAACGCGGCACAGAGGAATTTGCACGAGCACAAGACCGTGTAAGGGAAGCAAATCAAAATGTTGCGCGGGCGCATGAAGAACTTACCCACGCTACCGAAAGCGCAAGCCGAAGCCAGGCCGAAATTATGGCCGATAATCTACAGGGGCAGCTTGATAATATCCGCGATTGGGAAAGCCAAATGGCGGAATTGTCCCGCCGGGGTGTATACGAAGGTCTAATAGAGCACTTTAGAGCCATGGGGCCAGCGTCATCGCGCTATCTTCAAGATTTAAACGCATCCAGCGATGCAGAACTGAGCAGATTGGCCAGTTTATACAAGGAAAAACATTCAGAAGCGCGGCGGTTAGCTACAAATGAATTGGAAGGGCTCCGACGTGACACGGACCAGCAAATCAGTGAGATGCTATCTAATAAGGCGATGCAGGCATCTTCGCAGTCAAATCCCATTGGCGAAAACATGATACGGGGTATCATACAGGGATTTGATAGCAGGTCAAACGACCTAATGCGTACCGTTGAACGGGTGCTGGATGAAGCCGTTGCAAGGGCAAACCGAGCACTACAGATACGTTCGCCATCTCGTGTTTTTGCCAAAATGGGTGAACAGTCTGGCGAAGGCTACATCGTTGGGTGGGAAGACAAGGCCAGAGATATATATAACAGCCTGGGCGCTGTGTTTAATGGTATCGACAAGTATGCAAAGACGCCGGAACTATCGTTTAGCGCGGGTAGCTATGCTTCATCTTCGCGTGCAGGCAATGGCGCAGTTGCGCAGCCCCAAAGCAGCAGAGGCGGAGACACCTACATCTTGCAGGTGGATATGGACAGAATCGATGATTTTTACAAATTAAAGCAAATGTTTGATAAGTTAAAGCACTACCAGCTTGTTTCCGAAGGGGTGTAAAAAGATGGCACAAGAGCGCATAGAAGCGTTATTAGAAAAACGTAGTGTGTTGCTATCTCTTGAACCCGCAAAGGAAGCACACGAAGAGCGTATAAAAATTGAAGACGAGATAAGCAGAATAATATCTCAAGCAAATGCTTCAGCATCATCCGATTTTGCAGCAGGATACGTCGGTATTATGCCGTCTAGCACCCAAAATAACCCACCGCCCGGTGTGGCGCCCACAAGCCTTACGATGCATCCCGCGTCCCCGATTAATGTTAGACCAGGGCCAGCATCCGTAAGCGGGGAGTTCAGATTTCCCGCAAGGTCAATTGCTGACCTGCCGCCCTTCAATTTCACAGCACAAGTAGAGGTAGAGACTGGTGTAGGGCCTGCATGGGTAACCATTGCAAGTGCTTGGGCAACCGTCACACAAGGCTCTATGGTTGATGGAACAGGTCTGTGGAGCGGCACAACGTCCGGCGGCGTAGGCAGCGGGCAATGGCGTGCAAGGATGCGCTATACGTTTGGTACCGGCGCAGGCGCATGGTCACCATGGAGTGCGTGGTTTAATTTTACCACAACCGATTTGGCCCCCCTCGCCCCGACAAATCTATCACCTACATTTAATCAAAATCGCCGCGAACCCATAGAACTGACATGGACACACAGGCCCGGGGTGCAAACGGATACCCAGCAGGGCTCAGAGGTCGAGTTTTGGCAGGGAACAGGTACCAGAACTATCATTCAGGGCGGTACAGCTAATCGCGCAATCATCCCAGCAAATACGTTTTTGACGGAAGCAGCCGTAAACTTTCGCGCCCGGACATGGGTTAACCAAGTACCAACCCGTGGCGCATGGTCAGAGCCGTCTTCCTTTCCGCTGATTGTAATCAATCACCCCCAAGCGCCAACGGGGCTACAACCGACCGTTGCACAAAATCCAACCCGTATGTTTCGCCTGGAGTGGACGCATGTACCAGCAGCAACCGGTGCAAGTGACTCCCAAGACGGCAGTGAGGTTGAATACTGGCAGGGCACAGGCCCAAGAACTATCTTGGAGGGTGAATTCGGCAACAGAGTAACTATAATGGCCGATACCTTCACATTCCTTCCGGGCGGCACAGTTGCACAAAACACCATATCATTCCGGGCGCGAACACATGGATTACGGGGCGGATGGGGGCCATGGAGCACGGCAGCAGGCTTCCAACTGGCTTTAGACCCGCCATTGGCGCCGGTAGAATTAACGCCAACAACAACCCAAAACCCGCGCATTGATATCGAATTACGGTGGAGGCACAACCCAAACCCGACAGACCGAGATTCACAAATAAGCGCACAAGTACGGTACCGGCAGGGTAGCACCGGCGCGTGGATATACGAATTAACGGATATATCAAACCGCATGACAATTCCGGCGGGCACCTTTGTGGTGGGTGCGGCTGTGCAATTTCAAGTCCGTACACAGGTTCAAAGAAATGGCTGGGGCGCATGGTCGAATATCGTGAGTTTTGCGCTGGCCTTAGACCCGCCCCAAGCCCCCATTGAACTACAACCTACGGCCCTGCAAAACCCGCGCACTGACATTGAACTAAGATGGCGCCATGTGGGTAATGCGAGCCGCCCATTTGACACCCAGACCGGGACACAGATTGCGTATCAGCAGTGGGGCGGAAGCTGGACAACGGTCACTCTTACAGGCGACACAACAAACCGCTTTGTCCTACAAGCGAATACGTTTACAAATTTCACATCAATAAATTGGCAAGTGCGTACAAGTACTGTGCTAGGTGATTGGGGTGCGTGGAGCAGCACTCATACTTTTCCGCTAGGGTTGAACCCACCGTTAGCCCCAACAGTCACAGCCCCGGACAGCGCAAACCGCTACCGCGATATACGTGTTTCATGGCGGCACAATGCGTCACGTTTCGGCGATATGCAAACAGACAGTCAACTTGAAGCACGGCAAGGTGTCGGCCCAGTGCATATCTTTGACGGAGGCACAGCCAACAATGCCATAGTACCTGGGGGTACGTTCTCGTCCAATGTTGCCATAAGTGTTCGCGCAAGAACGCAATCGGTGCTTGGGGATTGGGGTGCATGGAGCGCGGCAGTTAACATAGCATTGTTCACCGCGCCACCTCTTGCCCCAACAAGCCTGGCCCCAACAGACCAGCAAAACCGGCGCACTACAATCAACCTGTCATGGCGGCACACCCCAAACCCGGCTGACTGGGATACCCAGGCAAACTCACAGGTTGAATACTGGCAAGATAACAACATCAGGACGCAAATATACGCAGGCACAGGAAACCGACTAGAGTTGCCGAATGACACATTTACGGATAATCGGACAGTATTCTTCCGGGTTAGGACACAGGGCCAGGCAAATGGCTGGAGCCCCTGGAGTGCAGTAGCAAGTTTTTCGTTGTCATCATTCCAAAGCCTACCGCCGACCGAGTTGCGACCCTACGAGACTAGAAACCCGCGTATTGATATCCCCCTGACATGGCGATTCAATGCAAATCCGCGTTGGTTTTCCAATGATGGGCAGACAGATAGCCAGGTAGAAGTTTGGCAGGGCACAGGTGCACGCATAACCATCAGAGGCTATCAGGACAACCGTGCAGTAGTTGCGGCCAACACCTTCACGGCATTAACGCCGATAAGCTTCCGGGCGCGAACATATACAAACCTTGGAGGCTGGGGTGATTGGTCTGAAGTGCAAACTTTCGACCTTGCAATTTCTCCGCCATTGCCGCCGATAGACGTACGCCCAACAACACCGCAGAACCCGCGTGGACAAATCCGCGTAAGTTGGACACATGCGCCCAATCCTGATATGCCGGGAGATGTTCAAACTGATTCACAGATTCGCATACGGCAAGCCAATAGAGGATGGCAAATATTTAGCGGTGGCGCTGAAAACGTTGTGTATGTACCGGCTTTTACATTTACGGCCTTCGCATTTTCTGACTTTCCTGAACTCAATGAGGCGCAACTTGATTTTTTAAATCGTGCAGAAGTAATGGCCCGCACACATTCCGAAATTAACGGGTGGGGGCCGTGGAGCGCAATAGAAGGGTTTGATTTACGTATGACACCACCTTCAGCACCCGTGCTGACACATCCGGTCAACATTGCTGTCCGTGCAGCCGATGGTATATTCCTACAATGGTCATATAATTCCCCGTATGACATTTTCCCATCACGTTTTGATATTCGCTATCGCATAGGGGATGGCGAATGGGTTGAATTACGCACAGATTCACAAGGTGGGGGGCCTGCCCCAACAAGCATTATGACCAGCGCGGAAACTGCACAATCACGTATAGAATGGCAAGTAAGGGCCTGGGGTGAATTGGGGGACGCGGGCGAATGGTCTGATACGGCCCAGGCATTCATTATTGGCATACCTCTGGCACCAGCAATTTCGCACATAACCAATTCCGGCCGGCCTGAAATACATTTTTCAGCACAGAATGCCACAGCGTGGGAAATTGAAATATTACAGGGCGGTCAAGTGATATACGCTACGGGAGAACGTGCTTTTACAGGCGATTTTATCCATGTTGCAGAACAATTTTTCCCAAACGGCAGCTATGCAGCTCGGCTTCGGGTGTCTAACGAATATGGCATTTATTCAGAATGGGCCACACGGGCATTTGTTGTGAATGTAACTCTGCCGGCTGCCATTGAACTTACAGCGGCGAACAGCTTTGGGTTTCACATCCAATTATTGTTTGACGGTATCGGTCGTGTGGGGTATGTATATCGCGCCCCATTGATAAACGATAACTTTACGGAACACGGTGATTTTATTCGCATTGCCCGCGTTGAGAATGTGGATAACTTTGAAGACTGGACGGCTCGCCCAAACCAGCGATATAAATATTTTATCCGAGTTGTGAGTGAGAACTTTGGCTTTGCGGACAGTAATATTGAAACCGCAAAAGTAGATTTTAAAGAAACCACAATTGCCGTGACGGATTCCCCGCATGATATGCTGAAACTGCTTAGCCAGTTAGGCAACAAGCCTACCAAGGATAGTAGCTTCCAGCAAGAAAAAACCCTCACCCATTTCTCAGGGCGCGAAAAGCCAGTATTGCAAACAGGCAGCCATACAGATAGGGTGAAATCCCTTGCGTTTTATGTGTCCTTGGCCGACCGAGACCGATTAGAAGAGTTGGCGAAGAGTGACATAGCGCTTATTCTTCGTGACTGGCGCTTGGGCGTGGTGTATGGGGCTATCACCAGCGGCACCCAGGCACAATCAGACGGGTTTGGCCCCCACGTGTATGTTTCGTTTGCATTAACCGAATGTGATTATCCAATAGAGGTTGACATCCGATGAATAATCCCCGAAAATACCCTTTAAAATCGATAGAGGACACCTTGCGCCTAGTACATGGCACTCGCAAGGTGTCTTTTCGTTATGAACTGCTAAACCGCAATGATATTAAGATTGGCGATTTAGACGGAATCACTCGCGCCCATATTTCACATGGAGAATTCCGAACAATAAAACGGTCTGCAACTTTCACACTAGACGAGTACCAACAACGACACATCAATTTTCTGTCCGACCAGATACAGCCTTGGTTTGTACTGCACATGCCGGATGGCGGTATCGTGGAGTGGTCGCTTGGAATGTTTATGTCAGATTCACCGGACAGAGAAGCGGGAGGAAACACAAGCGTCCGTAGCATTGGGATGTGCGATAAGACCCTTATCGTAGAACAAGATAAGTTCACAAGCAGATTTTTTATTGAAAAAGGTACGAATTACGCCGTTGCTGTCACAAGAATACTAAATACGGCAGGTATAACAAAAATTAATATCGCCAACACAGAACACACACTACAGTCAGACAGAGAGTATCCACTTGGCACAAAAAAACACCTTGCTTGTAACGATTTATTACGTGAAATCAATTTCACCACTTTGTGGGTTGATATTCATGGATTTATGCGGTCAGAGCCCTATATTGAGCCGTCGCGACGCAATATAACACACGTATACGACACAACAAAAAAGAATAGCGTAGTCATGCTGCCTATTCGTGAAAAGTTGGATATTGCCAATAGGCCGAACGTGTTTATACGTGTTGCGCATAATCTTGATGGTGAAAAAGAGTTAATTTCAATATTTGAAAATGACGAAATCAGTAGCCCTATATCAATAATAAATCGCGGTCGCCGGATTGTTGACTTCGGGGAGATTGATGAGATTCCGAGCCAAGAAGCCCTAGACGAATTTACACGGCGCTTGGGTGTCGAATCAACCAGTGCATTTTCACACAGAGAGTTCTCAACGGCGCTAATGCCGACACACGGGAATGCGGAAACATTACTTCTTATATCGCCGGAATTATCGCCAACACCTTTAAAACTACATGAAGTCGGATGGGAAATGCCATTGGTGTACGATGGTCAAATGGTTCACAAAACAAGGGCGGTGACGCAGATATGACAGAGGATTTTTTTGATGTTATCGCTAGGGTTGCTGCAAAAGTACTATTGTTAATCGGTATAAAATTAGAATATGCTCAAGTTGTTGCGTTTTCGGATGGCGGCGAGCCTTTATTGCGGTTTACGGGGGAAACAGCCGTAAGCCCAAAGATTTACTCGCGTATGCGCCATTATGTCGACCCGACAATTGGTGATAGGGTACTTGTGTTAAATAATATTATACTGGGGTCGTGGACAACGACAAGTGAGAGGAATTGAAAATGCAGATAACACAAAGGCCAAGCCCAAACCGCAACATAGGCAGGCAAAACCAAGTGCCTGATTTCATAGTATGCCATATTACCGGCGGCAGCTTCACCAGCGCACTAAACACCATATTAAACGCCGCAAACCAAGTGTCATACCACTTTGTAGTAGG